CGAAGAAACGCCCATCACCAGCGCCAGACGCATCGTAAGAACCACCACGCACGCACAACACATCCAGAGCGCTGCACCTTGGATCGCACCCAACGGCATGAACCAAGCCTCCTGACGGCTTGCACGAAACGGCAAACCCAGAGCCCTCAAGCTCAATTTTGCTGTTGTACACGCGTTCGATGGCGTCGTAGTTAGTCGCCATCATGATAGTACCCAATGGCCCGTTGGCAGAATAGTCGCTCGTCATTGTCTTGAATGTGAAGACCATGCCGTGAATCTTGTACTGCGAATATTGCCTAGCCATTTTTGCCAACCATGGAAACATTTGTGAATTACCCGGATTGATTTTCTGTGCATAAAACACGTTGAAATCGGTTGGGTTTGTTGGGACCCTAACGTCCGAGATAAACTCACGGTGCACCACACGAATACTATGCTCGTTCTTGACGAACTGCGGCACCATATCCACGGAAGCGGAGACCTTGCTCAAGCTATTCTTCTTAACCGCGTAATTGCCGTAACCAGAGATTGCCGACAAGCCCGCGCCGAGACCGCGACCAGCCAACCTGCCCAACGTACCAAACTTGGCACCCATCTGCTCGCCCTTGTCCGCAAATCCCCCCTTGGGATACGAACTCAAACGTGCATCCATCTTCTGCATCATAGAACGCAGCGAGCCGATACTTTCGCCTGCGGGTGGTGCTGACTGCGCCCTTTTCCTAGGGACGCCCAATTTGACGGGCCTGGCACTCTTTTTCTTCCCGACCTTCACTCCTGAAGTTTTCCCTCCTTTGCGAACCATGTTTAACGTTTTGGTTCAAAAACCAACCCGCCTCCCTCCTAACGTTAAACTCACAAAGGGTGCTGTTGTTAATGCGGCCACGCTCCGCTAGATGCTGGTTGGTAACGCGGTCTAGCTCCGCTGGTGGCAACCTAGTTGTCCACCTCGATAATTGAGGCGATGATCGAATTCGTGAAACAAACCCGCCCATCGACGTAATCCCTCCACACTTCCGTCACCGCTTCGAATATCTCATCCCTGCCGAATCCGTACCTTATCCTTAGCAAGTCGTCCTCCAAATTACGATCGGGCCCGACGTCGAAAACTGTCGCATACTCCGTGAACCTGCGCTCCTCGAGGTGCACTTTGCCGTGCCCGACGCACCTGTAAGCCGTCTCAGCATAATGTGTCAAGACTGAGGAGTGACGTGATTCCGCCATCAAACTCAAAGCCTTGCTGCGCAAGCTGACATCGGGTGGGTGCCCCAACTTGCTCAAGCCGAAGCGGAAGAATACCTTGCCTAGCTTGGGGCAAGCTCCGACGCTGCCATCCTGTAAAGGGATTGGGTAGCAAGAGCAGAACTCACACCTGTGATAATTGGCCTGATCACCGACCTGCACGCCCTGCTCATCAACAAATTCGTAAACCACTCCGACCTTCACTGCCATGCGCTTGAGAATCGTGGCGAAGTCCTCGCCCGTTTTGAAATGCTCCAGCAGCGCCATGATGACGATAGGCGTGCCCGTAACTCCATTCTTTTGAATCGTGTCCGGGTCGCCCGACGCTGTGCCACCCTCCCGCTTATACTTATGGCCGTGAGTCGATCGACCGTTGCGATGCAAGCCCTGTTCCATATTGTCGAAAGCGCGCTTGGGACACCCCATTTTTAACCAAAGCAAATTACCAAGGCCAAGCATCTCAGAAAGAGTGTGTGCGTCCCAACGTTTTGCGTCGATGGAAAAGATGTATTTGCCCGTGCTAACGAGTACGTCATCACCCGTAATCATCACGACTTTTTCGCCCTGTTCCGCATACTTAAAGAATAATCGATAACAAGTGGTTTTGTCGCGACCAATTCCGTAAATGATCCTGATACCCTGGTAGTTTCTATCACCATTTCCGCAGTCCCTCAGTGACTTACATAAAGCCATACACCAT